AGATGATTTTAAATTTATGACTGAAGGTGGTGGCGGTGGTATGGGCGACCCTATGTTATTAGTACAAAAATACTTTGGACCAAAAGTTGCAGCGTCAGTTGCACAATTAGATAACGCAGACGACATTCAAAAGTTTGCAGAAAATTTAGCTAAGATAAAAGATGCAAAAGGTAACTCAGTAACTAGTAGATACTTTGATCCTGAGTCTATCAATCCTGATGACTTTGAATTTGCAGAGGGTGGTTCAGTAAGACCAGGTTATATGGCAGGTAATATTGTAAGAGGTTTATATACAGCTGCACAGAAAACGGCGATCTTCAAACACTTAGGTGGTGAAGCAGGTTCAAATAAAAATTTCAAAAACCTATATAAGTTTTTCAAAAATCCAGACAGCGATCCAGCATTAAAAGATAAGATTGATGATCTGTTAAGAGAGAAAGGTCTTTTCAGAGGTGGTGGCTTAGCTAAGATCCTGGAGGTATAATGGCCAAAGCACCAAAAGGTTATTTTTATAATGCTAGAGGTCTTCTAGTAAAAAAATTAGACGCAGAAATTATAGAAGCAATTAAGTCAAGATTTCCAAATAAAACATTTGACTTTAATAAATTTAAATATGGAGTCCCTTCATCAGATCCAATTATTGATCAATTAAGAAACATGAGTCCGGAAAGATTGGATACTATTAAAAAAAGAAGATCTAAAGAAGACTACAAAGCTAAAAGAAGAGTTCAAGAGAGTAAATACTATAACACGAATAAAGAACGAATTTTACAGAATTTAAAAGAAAAATATAGAAGCGACCAGACTATAGGGGATACAGGAAAAACTTTAAAACAATTAACAAAAGAAAAAAATATAAAAGCAATAGTTAGATTACAAAAAGAGCAAGGTGTTTTTCCAAATGGATATACTACAGGTAAAAATAAAATAGGAATATATAAACCAGAACTAGCTTTGTGGCATAGTTTGTATAGATCTGCAAAAGACGGAGACGGTAGATGGACTCTTGATCAAAAATTTTTTAACAACCTACCTATAAATGAACAAGGGAATAAATCTTGGGCATTAAATAATTATTATAAAAATATAAAATTTACAGATACAGCTACAGGCGAAACAATTAAATTAGATAACACTATTAAAGGAAAAGGCAAAACTTTAAAAGAATATTTAAATACTACCATTGCAAAAGAGACAGGAAATAAAAATGTTTTTGATAAAGCAAAAAACTCTTATGAATTAAAAAATAAAATAAAAGACACAACATTAACTTATAAAGGTCAAAAAGAAACTTTGGGTGGTTTGTTGGCTAAAACAGGAATAGAAAAAACAGGTGAAAAAATCTACAGCCCTTTTGAAGTTCACCACCCTTCAGGTGTTAAAAATAATTGGTGGGATAGTGAGGTAGTTTTTAGAGATGCAAATAGACAACTAAACTATATTGATAGTAAACTACAGAGAGATTTTAAAAATGCAAAAGATGCAACGTCACAAAATAAAATTCTTTCTGATGCTTCTAAAAAAATTAACAAACTTCCAGGAGGTATTTCTTATATTTTTGAAGGACAACAACTTGGAACAAATATTCCCACTGAGGAAAGTATTACAAAAGCAGCTGCCACTACATATAAAGACAGAGGCGTTACTAGAGCTGTAAATAGTTTTTTTAAAATAGCCAGAGAGGATGCTATAAATAATGGTCCTATATGTAGAGTTGTTGGAGGACAGAATACAGGTGGATCTACCATTAGTTGTGTAGATGCTGTTGAGGATGCCTTGCAAAAAAATCCACAAAAACTTGCAGAGAACGTAAGTAAGATAGGTAAATTTAAAAACACAGCATTAGGATTTTTAAAATCTGGTGGCTTTAAAACATTTGGTGCCGGTGCAGCTGTAGGAACTGCAATAGGATTAGTTAAAGCATTTAGTAATGATGATCCAACATCTTATTTATCAAACGAAGACCAGCAAAAAAATATGTTGGTTGAAATGGCGACAGATCCTATTTCTATCGATACAGAAAAACCTGCAATATTAGATTATCAATTACCTGCACTAGGTGCGACACTTGCAGGAACAACAGCACTTGCTGCTCCATCAACAATTAAAGCAAGTAAGTCTAGAGCATTTGGTATTGAAAAGAAAAAACCAAGACCCGGTATGGCAAAAACAGGTTTAAGAGTTTTAGGAAGAGGACTTGGAGTTGCAGCATCACCTGCACTACTTGCACCTTTTATGGCTGGAGATATTGCTAGTCAGGTTGCAGAAGGAGATTCATTTACAGATATTGCAACAGATCCATTAAATTATACTTATCCAATATTTGCTGAACAGACAGATAAATTGACAAAAGGATTAAGCCCAACACTTAGAAAAATAGCTAGATTAGGTCTACCAAAAATTGCCCTTAGAGGATTATCTAGAGCAGGTATAGCTGGACTTGCTGGATCTTTAGCTATACAAGGTATGGGTTTGATAGATGACTAAAAAATTAACAACTACGATACCGCCGCTTCGAGGACCAAACCCACAAGGGTTGAATGTTCCTGGAAAAAAGATTATAGTGGTGAAGAACTCGGAGAAAAATAATGGCAGATATAGACAAAGCTTTACCCAACGTAGAGCAGGAAATAAAATTACCTAGCGAAGAAGAGATAGCGGAAGCGTCTCAAGAAAATATTGAAGAACAAGTTGGACCTGAAGATGTTCAAGTAGAACAAGATGAAGATGGTGGAGCTACCATTACTTTTGATCCAGAAGCTATAAACCAACCAGGAACTAACGAACATTTTGATAATTTAGCAGACTTATTACCAGAAGATGTTTTAGGTAGTTTGGGTTCTGAACTTTATGAAAATTATATGCAATACAAAGCATCAAGAAAAGATTGGGAAGATGCTTATACTAAAGGTTTAGATTTATTAGGATTTAAATACGAAAACAGAACACAACCGTTTACAAATGCAAGTGGTGCAACCCATCCTGTATTAGCAGAAGCGGTAACACAATTTCAAGCACACGCTTACAAAGAATTACTTCCAGCAAATGGTCCAGTACACACTCAGATTATGGGTGTGATTAATAGACAAAAAGAAGACCAGGCTACAAGAGTAAAAAATTTCATGAACTATCAACTCATGAACGTGATGAAAGAGTATGAACCCGAGTTCGATCAGTTACTTTTTTATCTCCCTCTCAGCGGCTCTGCATTCAAGAAAGTTTATTACGATGAACTACTTGGTAGAGCCGTGTCCAAATTTGTTCCGGCAGATGATTTGATAGTACCTTACACAGCCACATCTTTAGAAGATGCAGACGCAATTGTGCATGTTTTAAAAATGTCAGAAAATGACTTAAGAAAAAAACAAGTAGCTGGTTTTTATAGAGACATAGAAATCACACCTGGTTATTCTCAAGAAACAGAAGTAGATAAAAAAGAAAGAGAATTAGAAGGGGTTAGAAAAACTAGAGATGAACAAATGTTCACTATTCTAGAAGTACATACTAATCTTGATCTTGAAGGTTTTGAAGATAAAGACATGGAACAAAACCCAACAGGAATAAAACTTCCATACATTGTAACAATTGATACATCGTCAAGAGAAGTTTTATCTATTAGAAGAAACTATAAAGTCGAAGATCCACTAAGAAATAAAATTGAATACTTTGCACATTTTAAATTTTTACCTGGACTTGGTTTTTATGGATTTGGTTTAATTCACATGATTGGTGGATTATCAAGAACTGCAACGAATGCACTTAGACAATTATTAGATGCTGGTACTTTTTCAAATATGCCAGCTGGATTTAAACAAAGAGGTATTCGTGTTAGAGATGAAGCGCAATCGATTCAACCTGGAGAGTTTAGAGACGTAGATGCACCTGGCGGAAACATTAGAGACGCATTTATGCCTTTACCTTTCAAAGAACCATCAGCAACATTATTACAACTGATGGGCATCGTAGTAAACGCAGGTCAACGATTTGCCGCCATAGCTGACATGCAGGTCGGTGACGGCAACCAACAGGCCGCTGTTGGAACGACCATTGCCCTCTTAGAGCGAGGCTCCAGGGTCATGTCAGCCATACATAAAAGATTGTATGTGGCACTTAAAAAAGAATTTGTTTTATTAGCTGATGTGTTTAAACAATACCTACCACCAGAATATCCTTATGATGTTATTGGTGGACAAAGAAATATTAAAGTTGCAGACTTTGATGACAAAGTAGACATCATGCCTATAGCTGATCCTAATATATTTTCACAATCACAAAGAATTAGTTTGGCTCAAACTGAACTACAACTTGCAATGTCAAATCCTGGAATGCATAACATGTACGAAGCATACAGAGATATGTACACTGCAATTGGTGTAAAAAATATTGATAAAATTTTACCACCACCTCAACAACCTATGCCAATGGATCCAGCGGCAGAAAATATTATGGCAATGAGTGGTAAACCTTTCCAAGCATTTAAGGGTCAAGATCACAGAGCACATATAACTTCGCATTTAAATTTTATGGCAACCAATATGGTTAAAAATAATCCAGTAATTATGGGTGCATTACAAAAAAATGTTTTTGAACATATTTCTTTAATGGCACAAGAACAGTTGGAAATAGAATTTAGAGATGAAATTCAACAATTAATGCAGTTACAACAAATGACACAACAAAATCCTCAAATATCTCAAAGTCCACAAGTACAACAACAGATTATGCAATTAAGTATGGCGATTGAAGCAAGAAAAGCTAAACTAATTGCTGATATGACTCAAGAATTTAAGGAAGAAGAGAATAAAATCATGGGTGATTTTGGAAATGATCCGATTGCTAGACTAAAAGCAAGAGAATTAGATCTTAGAGCCATGGATAATGAGCAAAAAAGAGCAGAAGCAGAGCAAAGATTAAACCTTGATAAGACAAAAACTATGATGAACCAAGGAATTCAAGAAGATAAACTTGAACAGAATGAAGAATTGGCAAAATTAAGAGCTAATACGTCTATTGAGAAAACAATTTTGAGTAAAACTATACCTTCGGCACCGAAAATGGATGAAATGCCCGGAAATATAGCTATAATCAGAAACAGAGGAGAATAAAATATGAAAAAAAATAAAAAATCAAGTCACGCAGGTATGACTCATGTAGATCATGACATGTTCTTGAATAAAGATGGTCTTTTAAACGGAGGAGTTGAAGTTGAAGTTTCAAAACCAACAGAAACTCAATCTGTTCAAGTAAAAGGTCAAAGAAGAATGCTTGCTGAAAAGAAAAGTAAAGCTGACTGGTATTAATCATGTGGTTATCGGCAATTAAATTAGCCGTTTCTGCTGGAAGTAAGATTTATGCTAACAAGCAGAGAACGAAAATGGCAATGTCAGATGCACAGTTAATGCATGCTGAAAAGATGGCCCGAGGTGACGAAGCTTACCAAGGAAAATTGCTAGAAGCTAGACAATCGGACTGGAAGGACGAGGCGGTCCTCATAATTTTGAGCACGCCCGTGATGATTTTGGCCTGGGCAGTGGTATCGGACGATCCGACTGCTATGGACAAGGTAAAATTGTTCTTCGATATGTTCTCGCAGCTCCCGTCATGGTTCACTAATTTATGGATCCTTGTGGTCGCGAGTATTTATGGTATAAAGGGAACGCAAATATTTAGAAACGGAGGTAAAAAATAATGGCTAGTAAAAAAGTAAAAAAACTTCTTAAAGGTTTAGGAATTGGTGCCGCTCTTTTAGGTGCAGGTAAAGCTTTAATGAATAGAAGAGACAAAGCAAGACAGATGAAAGAATTTCTTGCAACTGAAGGCGGAGATAGATCAGATATGTCAGGTATGATTGATGAATTTGGTATGGCTCCTGTTAAAAGAAAAATGAATTTTAACCCTGCTATGATGCTTTCTGGTATTGGCGATGATCCTGTATTTGGTGATCTTCCAGCTGGTGCTAAAAAAGGTGGTAGAATTGTTAAAACTAAAAAAGGCGGAAGAGCCGTAAGAAAAGCAAACAGAAGCAAGAAAAAATAATGCCCGGAATGATGAAAAGACCAATGTTTAAAAGTGGTAAAAAAGTTTTAAAACCAGTTAAAACAAAACAAAAAGGTTTAAAAAAATTACCCAAAAAAGTTAGAAACAAAATGGGTTACATGAAGGATGGCGGAAGAGCTAAGTAATGGCTAAACTTTGTGCAAAAGGTAAAGCTGCAGCGAAGCGTAAATTTAAAGTT